GGATTAGGATGATTGTCTTTTAAAAAATTAAAATTTTCATCGGCATTGGGTTCATCAAAACTAAGAAATATAACTGGTATATCTTTTAGTTTTAATATATTATTGTTTTTACTTTCTAAAGAATTTATTAAACTCATTTTTCATCCATTCGTAATCATTGATCATCTTTAAAGCTACATCATCGTCTTGATATTGTAGACCATATTTTTTACCCTGCTGAGCTCCTATTATAGATTGCTCGCCAAATCTTCTTCCCACGCCCACTGTAGTCCAGACGTGTAGTCTATGTTCTGCTTCGTTGCGTAATCTAGTAATTGTTTCAACGTCCAACTTATTTACTAAATCTTTATTGGTCAAGTTGGCTGACAGTTTTGCACATTCTCTATATGCGCTTCGAAATGTGCTGAACTCGTCGTAGTTAAATGCAGTGATATTACTAACTTCGTCAAATACTTTAGTACTTAATCCAAACCCCGTTGTGAAATCAATGACATCTTTATCTTCGCACATCAAGGGTTGCTTAGGTAGTATTTTAACACCTCCGTGACCATAAATCAAGTCATTTATTGGATTTATACTTGACCATACACATATATAATCGCATTCTGGCTTATACCACCATGTATTATATTTGCTGGGTGTAAAAGAGAAATCAAAGTCATCGACAATAATTGCGTCACTATCGACTACATAAAAATTATTGGTGAAACTTCGACGAGCACATTCTTGATGTGCTGCCGCAAAACCTTTTACACCATTAACTCGTCTAGCATTGGGTACTAGCTCTCGGAGTCTGGCGTAGTTTTCATCTGCGTACGGTTCGTTATAACTGAGGAAAAAAACATCTAGCATTATACTAGTATTTAATATTTTTACTCACGTTACTACAGGAACATTGTACTTTAAATAGAAGTCTTGGGCATGTTCAATATTGTTAACCATGGGCTGGCCTTTGATATTTAAACTGGTATTAAGTAACATCGGGCATCCGGTTAAACTATACCAATCTTCTAATAGCTTTCTAAATCCAGGACTGTCATTTTTACTCACAGTTTGCACACGGCTTGTTCCATCTTTGTGTATAATAGCAGGGAACTCTTCTGGCTTGGTGCATTTGGCAACGAATTGCATGAATGGGCTGGCTGTTATATTTGCGGGCATGTCAAAGTATTCGTGTACATGTTCTTCTAAGATTGCTGGTGCGAATGGTCTGAATTGCTGTCTTCGCTTGATTGCGTTGACTGTGTCTTTGATTTCGGAGCCTCTAGGATCCGCCAGTAGGCTTCGGTGCCCAAGAGCACGTGGTCCGAACTCAGCCTTGCCGCTAGCCACCCCCACAATTTTATCTCTTGTAAGTATACTAATAGTTTCATCAACTGGATATTCCTTTCCCATGTTTGTGCCAAGATATGCTCCTGGCCACGTAACCTGTTCGCCAAAAAAGGCAGCAACTGAGCCAACACTACTGCCAGCATCCCCAGGGTTTGGCATGATCCATACACGGTCCCAATCGCCGGTGATTTCACTGTTGGCCACACAATTAAGAGCACAGCCACCCATTAGTACAATGTTCTTACTGGGGAGATTTGCTCTTGCCCATGAACTAATACCTTGTAATATTTCAGTATACACTTGTTGAGTTGCGGCAGCAATATCAAATGTATCTTGTTCTTTCAATAAATCTAGTCTCCAGTCAGGACAACCACGATGCAGGTTACGTTTAAATTTGACTTCGGGTCCGTTTATAACAGCAAAGAAATCATTGTATATGTCTGCTTTATATTTGTTGGCGTCACCATAAGCAGCCATGCCCATGAGAATATATTCTTCTTCGTTGGGCTTTAATCCAATGCGCTGTGTCATAGCACTGAACCATAGTCCCAGACTATCTGGATATCCCTGTGCATATACTTTCTTTAATTCATTGCCAGTGCCTTGCCAAACTGTGAGTGTTTCGAACTCACCTATACTGTCAATTACTACCACAGTGGCATCTGCTAGTCCACTAGTATAATAACCAGCGGCAGCATGGCTCTTATGATGTTCACCTATTACCAAAGGTTGGTTTAAGTTGTATTTTGCTAGATATGATTTTACGTCATTTTCCACTGTACGGTTGCCCTGGCCAGCTTGGAATTGTCGGGCTGTTTTTAACACAGGATTTTCATACCAAACAATTAAATCTGGCTTACCGTATTGTTCGGCATCTAATATAATACCCGAACAAAGATCTCCGTCATTCTTAATGCCAGAATATCTTTCACTGTGTGCCGCAAATTGTAATTGTTTATCATGCCAAACACTGACTGCGGCGTCATGACTGTTGGCACTAATTCCCCAAATGTTCATCGGTATATAAATGGATCTCGTCGACGTAGTTCTTCTAAACGTTTCTTGAGTTTGATTTGAAATTGTACTTCGGGATTCTCGTGATCAAATGTTTTATAACGATCCAGCAATGATGTAATTGTTTTTTCTAATTCTGAATTAAACTTTTTAGCATCTATGGCTGCGATGATATCTCTGTATTCATCACTGTTAAAACAATAATGTCCACCAACACTGACTGCAATGTCCAAATCAGTGACTCCGGATGCAACCCATCGTTGCCAATAATTTTTACTGTATACGTAGTCTGCAAATCTAGACCATAGTTCCTTGGGTGCAAACTTTTTTAACAGGTCTGTTTGTACTTTGCCTAACTGCGGCGCAATATTTAAACTATCAACATCGGCATCTATTCTTTTTTGTATATCATCAGCAGTAAAGTAGTCGGCATTATGTTCTTTGAATAAAAAGCCTGCGGCACGTATTTGTTCGCCGATTACTCGATTACGTGCAACATCAAATGTGCCAGCTTGCCCGTCTTTGGTTAGACTGCCGGTTTGTGTTACAAAGAATTTAACGTTGTTTTTGTAGGGATTTAGAAATTCCAGTTGTAGATCTATTCTAGCTAGACTGCTATCAACATCTATACCCGTGTTATCCTCACTGCCAAATTCCAGCATAATATCAGGATTCAAGTTTAATGCATACTCAATTAAACTTTTTGCATGATGTAGTTGATTATCTTTGATACGGCTAACATCAATGTGTATTAAATCAAATCCTGCGGCGATATCAGCCGATATAGTTTTCATACAACGATCCATGGCGTCTTCAATTGTTAGCCCGCGATCTAAATCGCTGAAGTAAGGGCCGCAATGATCTCTGCATAATAATAAATTTGAATTTCTGTATTGCTTAACTTGTTCAACTAATTCAGCAGTAGTACAAACATATCCTGTAACATAATCAACTTGATTGCGGCTGGCAATAATCATCAATGGATAATTATTATCTCTTGTATGTTTAGCAAGGATTGATATAATTTCCTTACTCATTGGGCCGAAACCTAATTTAAATTGTTTCATATTGTCTGCTTTCGATTTCGTTGTATAGTTCTTCGCTGGATTTTATTCCAGTGTAAATCTCAAATTGTTTTAAGAATTGACTGCGATAAAACTCACGCCCAGATACGTATTTAATATTGTAATTCTGACATTGTTGTTTAAACTCGTTGTTCTTGATGGCCAAGTCGATTACCAGTCTTGTGTCAGGAGGTATTTGTCCCAGCATATATGGACTTTCATCACTGATTGTTCCCAAGGCTGTGCAGTTAATTATGATGTTTGCCGTCTTATATCGTTCATTCCATGTGCTTAAATTTCTGGCACAAACATTTAAGTTTCCGTAATATTCTTCTTCTAGGTATTTAATGAACATACTGCCTATGGCACCTGCACCCAAAATAGTTATTTTATCTGTTTTATTGATGTACTTGCAAACGTGTTCAACACCAGCCAGGTCGGCATTATAACCATGCGTTACACCTTTGTCTATTTTAATCGTATTACAACTATTATACAAGTCAACGTATGGATGCCGGTTGTTCAATAATGGCATTACTACTCGTTTGAATGGCATACTGATACTAATGCCACTAACGCCTTCTTCAATTGCATCTTTAATACTTTGTTCAACATTATCGCAGGCCAGCGGAGTATATGTTGCATCGATATTGTAATGCTTAAAGAATTCTGTGTAAAAATATTCTCCAGTCTTGCCTGGATATTGACTTAGGCTTATAAATTTTTTCATCGTTTGTATGCTCTTATCTGTTTTATTTTATTATCTTGATCAAACTCGATAACGTCAACTACTTGTGCTACTATTGCATTGTTAATTATAACTTTTATTTCTGCTATAACTGTGTCTAATCCCACGGCAATTTTATCAACATCAATTCTAATATCGTTGACTGAATTAAAGAAGTTTTGACTAAATTTTAAAATATTATCTTTACCAACTACTTGAACTTCCCAGTCCGTTAATACAATACTGTCACTGAACAATACTTCCAGTGATGCGACGTCTTTCTTACAGAAACTTTGAAAGTACATTAATGCTATTTGGCTTTGTGTTGGATTACTCATTGTCTAACTCCTCAAATAGTTTAATGCCCAAGTACCATAAGAATATATCAAATGGTGCAGTATGCAAAGGACTCATGTTCCAAAAGATAATTGGTATTAATTGTTGCACTTTTTTATAATCTAACTTATTATTTAATATATATTTCTTTAGACGTTCCTGATAGACTGTAATATGTTCTACACTAGGAATGCTCAGCGTTACGCTGTCGTTGTCAATTTCAATATTAAAGTTATGATTCTTAATGTTAGCGTAGTTAATAATTAATCCGCCGGCCATCTTGGCCAAGTCGTAGTATATATCACCGTATTCAACAATGCCTGCAAACTCGTGTCGCCAGTCTATGATCTTAAACTCTCCGCTGTCACTAATCACAATATTGTCAAACTGTAAATCGCCATGAAGGAATCCCGGGCGTGTAACTTGTGCAAAATATTCCCAGTCTATTTTGTTGAGATAATAACTGTAGTCTTTGACTTCTACACCGTCAACGTTAGTCACCGGCTTTAGATTAGGGTACTTTTCTAAAAACTTATTAATACGCGACAGTGATTTTGTTTTATAGAATTCAATGCTGGCATCGTGTATATCAGCATCTATGTCTTGCCACACATTTGTTTCCAGCCAATTAAGTAATTCATTGAATGCCACAGGATTATTAAACTCATAAAGAGTCTTGCCCGGAAAGAAATCGTAGGCCATATAATTACCGCTGTGTGTACAATTAGCGGGGAATACATAGGGGTTGGCCAATACTTTATCGTATTTCTTTTTTGCTATGCTGTCATCTAGCCACCATTTAACTACACGGTTGTTACATATGTAAGTTACTTCGTCCTTCTTAGTAAAGTCAAACTTTTGACTCTTGCCGAGTTCAGTTTGATATATAGTAGGACTGCCAAAGTCTAACCACGTATTTAAATTAGCAGTATCGCTGCCTAGTTTAATAATACCAATAAACTCATTGCTATGACTTTGTTCCAAGTCTGCGAAGAATGTTGTATAGTCATTGATATACATCAGCCCTGTAAATGCAGACCAAGTTGCGGGAGTAGTTTCTTTAAACTTGATATCTTGTATATGAAAACTATTATTTTTGTCAAACATTGTATAAAGATGCGTGTCTTGTTCAGGCACTGACTTAACAAAATAACAATCTTTATTTCTAACTAGATCCACAACTGTTTGATCAAAGTAAGTGTCACAGGGCACATACCAAAATGGGCTGTGAATCGAATTTTTACATTGTAGCAGTGTGTATCCGGTTCCTGACTTGGTGCCGGTCCAGTCGTCGATGTGCAAAAACTCAATGTTTCTGTCACTGTATGCTACACTACAAAAATCTATAATTTGTTCTTTTAGATGTCCAACGGGAATAATAAATTTACTGTCTTTTGAAAAACTATCAATAATATGTGCCAACACTGGTTTATCTTTGTAAGGCAACAATGCCTTGTTAAGATTCTTGGTATAGTTGCCCATTCTACTGCCGGTGCCAGCAGTAGGAATAATAACAGTATTAGTCATGCTCGTAGCTAATTCTTCCATGCGTTCTTCCAGCATCATCTTGTAAACGTATAACATCGTCTAATTCTGTTGTACTAGTTTCCATGAACTCTAGGTCAGTTGTTGCTATTACTCTATGAACATATCCCGGTGTAACATTGAATACAACGCCTGGTTTAAGTTCTATCCGTTCAAAAGTATATTCATAAGCTTCTGCCTGCTTATTGGTCATGCCTTGTTCTAAAAACTTGGCAATGTCTAGCGGTTCTCGACTGCGATGTAACATACCTGTGCCACTGAGAACATAGTTAGTTTCTATCTTGTATTCGTGTACTTGTAAGCTGGTTCTATTACCCGCTTTGAATAAAATACGTTTACTGGCATAAGGAGTTTGACTACCATCTGCAATCCAAAGCTCGTAGCCCCAGTGTTTAGTTACTTTTTTAATTTCCATCATGCCATCCATTTTCTTTTAATTTATTTAATATAATATTATATGCTTGTTTATGTCCTTCTGGACTTGAATGCATACTTTTAATTTCGTCGGGATAATCTACACTTAACTTGCCCCAAGATAATTCAACTAAATTCTCTTCATCCATGAATTTAGCATACTCTTTCGGTTCATGTGTAAGAATTAAATGTTTAATATTGTGTTTATTTAACAATTGATGTGCCATGGTCATTACACCAATACTTTGTAATCGATTTATTCTACTGTCATGTATAGTAGTGGCAAAGTCGTACAATGTTTTCATTCTTTCTTTTGGCTCATTGATAAACCTGGCATAGTAACCGCTTTCTTTATCATGTTTTCTAAATGTTTCCCAAAAGTCGATTACGCCCATGAAGTTTTCTGTAAACATTCTTCCTTTATAGCTATTATCATCGGACATGGGATGATTTTCTAATAGCTGATGATATGTACAATCTCCATAGGGAGGATATTGATGGTAGTTGACATCCGTGTTTGTTATCTGTCCTTTGATGTCATCATCCCATGGAAACCAATCTACTCTGTCATAGCTGGTATGACTTACAATTACAATATCATCGGGACCAGCAACGTTATTGACTGCATATTCAGCTTGTAAGTAAATGCTTAAATTTGTACTAGACCCTTTGGCTAGATTTACTAATTTTCTATTCAGTGTGTTTGATAACAATGTACCATATGGTTCTGTATGTAGATCTATACAGCCTATGCCTATGTTAAAACTATCGCCACAGATTATTAATTTACTATTCATATTATTAATATAAATTATGTTGCTTGATATATCTAAATAATTCTCTGGCCCAGGCTTTGTGACCACGGGGGCTTGGATGCCAACCAACTAAAGGCGGAATTACTTTATTTTTTGGAGTCTCTATATAACTCTTAAATGTATTATTAGGTTTATCTTTTTTATAGAATCTAACAGGATCTATGCTTGCCCATAGTGCAGAATAATCATTGATATGTTTAATACGTTTTAACGGATTAGTGGATATTTGATATTCGTGTCCGCCTATTCTTCCTTTAATTTTTTCTATTTCGTCAATGATATTTAAATCATTCCATTGTCCCGGAGACTCATTTGGGGTTTGATAAAAGCTGTTAAAACACATCCACTTAATATTATGGGCCGTACAAAAATTTTGTAATTGTAAAACATTTAATACATATCGAGGAATATACTCTTGGGCATTCCATAAGTATGCTACATACAATTCCCAAAATTTTTCTTGTTCCTTAGACTCAAAATGTGGAACCTGCGGCCAAAGTCTAAATGGATGACTTAGTTTTATATTGTCGTCTATATACCAAAAACTATTTCGTTCTGGACTACTCCAGCCAATTATAACAAATAAATTATCAGTGGAAATATTATTTGCTAGATACTTTTGAGAGATGTAATTTATAGTTCTGCGTAAAATAGTTCCATTGTCATCTGCTGGCCAGCTAAGATTAGTCACTGGTACGTTTAGTAAATTTGATAGATGCGTTGGAAAAATTTTAGGAATACGATACGGATCATTTTCTGGTAAAAAATCATATGCACCAGGATGAGTTGTAGAATTATATTTTTTGGCAATTTCCGGATCTGCAATTTCACAGCCAAACACCCAGCTGTCACCATCACATATTACTTCTGATGGTGCAACTGTACTTTCAAATTTATCAATCATTCTTTTAGATGTACCACTCAAACCATTTTCTCCTAATTTCTTCATAGTTATAAATTGAATTCAATTTTGCTTCCACTGCGGTGCTTCGCATCACTGCATATTCAAATGGATTTACGCAGTTTGGATGTATGGATAATTCTGTCATGTAATTATATAATAAACAACCGGGTCCTAGCCATAATACTTTATCCAAGTTTAAACCACATTGATTCTTAAATTGATATTCCATGGGGCGGGAGATTTTATGAAAAGAATATAGATCTCCTATTAAATCCATGGTAGGACTATCACCATAAAATAACACATCATCAAAATTATTAGAATTAAATTCTGAGGCAAATTTGCTTACGGGTGTAGCTGTATAACAAACGCCTGGCCAAACTCGTTGTAAAGGAAATCGATGACTAGGGTTGTAAATGACATCCAATCTTGCCTTAATAACTAAGTCATATTGAAAACTTTGTTTCAATTCATAGTCTCTTTTAAGCATTAAACTTCTTGCAAAGCTATAGAACATTGGATCCCATGCACGTTTGAATTTTTCTTTATCAAATTCTTGTTGTATAAAACCCTTGGGCTTATATGTTTCTATAATGGCATCTCGATCATTGTGAATCACATCAGTATAAACAGTGATATCAGTTTTGGGCAGGCGCCATGTATTGGTATCCCATGTATGAATAAAATAATCAGTTTCTACCTCCAAACCATTTTCTGGATGCGGATATTCGTGTTCAAAGAAACGTTTAATGTTGGCAACACTTTCCTGCCAATAACGTGCTTGGCCACTGAAGCAAACTGCAATTCTAAATTTTCTTTTAGGTACCGCAGACAGCGGCTCTGGTATTTCAACCTGAATAGGCGCACCCAGCAAATTGCCAGTAAGTGAGTCTATTTCAACATTAAATAAGCTCATGTCCACCTAATTCTCCTTCTAATCCTGATTTTATTTTTCTATCTAAGTAGTCCTGACTCCTGAATATTTTAGGATCAACTGATAATGGGGATATTTCTATGTTTAACATCTTTGCATAAAAATACAATGCGTGTTCTGGTCCCACTAGATTATTACTGTTAAAACTTTTCTTTCCTATAACAGGCAACCATCTATAAAATTCACAGATACGATTAAATGTAATAGTATCAGCAAACCAAAATACGTCGCCCAATCTATGAAAAGGAAACTGTTCAGGATCTTTTCTAGTATGACAAGTATAAAAAGTATTAACTTCTGGATACACTAGATCATATCTTACAAAATGATCAATTTGATAATCATCAAAAAACATGTCGTATCTTATCTTGATGCATAAATCATAATGAAAATCATTTTCGAACTCGTGAATTTTCTTTAAGTGAGCGGCTCTCATTACGCTATAGAATTGACCAGCGGCCCAATCTAATTTAGTTTCTCCGTGTTCATTGAGATGTACAGCATTTTGTTCGCGCACGTCTTTGATTTTATTTTTGTTAGAAATTTCATCTTCGAATATACACGCTTTGGGTTTTATTGTATCTACGAATCTTTTCTTTTCATCATCAGATATTTTGTCACCGGGCACAGTATTATAATCCCAGCCTTCGTGCATTAACAAACGATGAGGCGGAGAATTATAATCCCATACATGACAAAATATATCTATGTCATCGACTTCATATGATTGTTTGATTTTATCAATTAGTTTAAACCACGTATGATAACACTTTTCCCATGTTCGAGGTTGTCCACTGATGCAAATAGCCACTTTCATTTGGCATTTTTCCATTTAGTATAGTAAGGTTCAAACTCAGGAAATGTAGCCAAAAAATTTGTTCCTCTTCGCTTGTCATGTTCGTCGACAAACGCAACCAAGTCCTTTTGATATACTGTAACTTCTTCTGGATCTGTTTGATTCATTGTTAATTCGTATATACGTTTAAATTTTTCAGCTTCCCATTTGAAAAATCCCTGATTGGCACTACCATACCATTCACCGTTTTCTAAATTACGATACATCATTGTTACTTGATCAAAAATGTATTCCTTGGCCCAGGCCGAGGGCATGACATGAAAGATACTTTGATGTGCAGGATGTCTTAGAAACGGTGCATCTAAAATCAACGGAGCATGAACTGCATCATGTCCTCCGAACTCGTTTTTAATGTCCAGCACATCTTGTAAGAACAGCGTATATGTAGGTACACTAAGAACATTGTAGGTACTCATGATAGTAATAGTACACTCGGGGATTTCTTTTAATACCCTGCGGATGTTACTTAACCAAAGTTCATAATTCATACCATCGCGAATATATTCTGCGGCGGCTCCGTGAGCATCACAGCTTGTAAAGATTTTAAACTTTTTAACTTTCTTTTCTTCGCAGATAATTTTAACTTTTTCAAGGAACTTGTCAAATAACTGCGGTGGCACACATAAGTTACTGTTAATGCTTAAATGTATATCCGGGTTAGGGTTTTCAATTACATAGTCAAGAACTTTAAACGTATCTTTGCACAATAACGGTTCACCGCCAGTTATCCTGAAGTGTTGAAGTTCTTTATAAACAGTGGGCCACCATTTCCAGAATGCTTCCACATAAGGATTGTATTGATTGTGCGGAATAGGCATTTGATCAATTTGTTTAAGGCCAGCAATATCATTGAAGAGGCCGTGTGTTGGATATGGGCCATGTTGTTTAACTTCTTCCATCCACAAACTACTGACCTGTGGACTACAATAGCTACATTTAAAATTGCAGACGTTACTGAAACTTACTTCTAGATAACTAGGAACAACGTTACTATCCCATGGCAAATTGCGAACTTCGTCAAAGTGAGGCTTTGCCCATACGTCATAGCTCTTATAGATTCTATCGCTGAGTGCATCCGGTGCGCTGTCTTCTACTTTCCAGCAATAGTCACATTCTTTAGGGCGGGCACCTTCCAACATTAACTTACGCTGTTCTTTTTTAAACTGTGTATTATGCAATGCACTGGGATTGGCGGCTAGTTCGTCTAAAGGAATTTTGTGCGTAGTGGGATGGTGACAACTGTGGTTGTGACCTGTTTGCAAATGCAGAGTTACCTGTTTCCACTTGGCAATACAAAAACTAGGACTAACATCGTTAATCTTTTTTTGAAATGCAATGATATCTTTATTGTGTTCCATATTAATTTATCGAGTTATCTACTTGATTTTCTTTGACTTGGGCACCGAGTCTGGGTGGGTTAATCCAACTTTCCTTGAACATTTTACTTCCGTTATAGTCGAGTTCTGCAATCTCTAATCCTAGGTTTGTTCTCAATGATTCTCCTAGTTTGAATATTTCGTCTTGTAGTTTTTTCTTGTCGTATGTCCATCCGCTGGCTAAACATTTTTCAGACTCGCCGGCAAACTGCGGCTGAACAGCATTTTTCCAAAAGTCATCATGCCATTCAAAATCACGTACCAATGTGAAATCAAAGCCGTCTCTGGCAATATTAGACATATAGCAACCCAATCTAGTTCCGTACATGGCCCATAGTCCATTGTATACATCAGCACCCACACTGGCCCATACCAGCAAACGTTTATAGTTTCTATCGTGTACTCGTTGTTTGAGTTGTCGGGGATCCACAGTTACTCCGCCTTCTAATGATAGTTTAACACCTTCTCGAAAGCCCGCACGATATGCTTGGTAAGCACTGGCATTATTAAAAACGTCACTGTAGATGTTATTCATTTGATGATAGTAAATGTCCCAGCAAAAGTCAACTTGTGCTTTGGGATCTTCTGCGGCTTCATGTGTACGCATTTGTTCTACCACATGTTTGGGCCAAAGTTTAATACCGCCATTGCCATAAACTAGTCCATTGACAACATTCTTACCTGCCCATGATATAACGTCGTGACGACTAATTTTCGACATATCTAATTCAATGCTTAAAAAGTCATCACGTACAATGTTATCTGCATCCACAGTGATAAATCTATCTGTTTCAGCGGCTGCTGCCGCGGCTTTGTGCGCGGCGTCAAATCCTTTTACTCCATGCACACGCTTGGCCCAAGGAGCTTTGTTACATAGATCAGAATAGTTCTTATCAGCGTTGGGTTCGTCGTAGCTTAAAAATATAATATCAAAACTGGTAATCGGTGCTAGCATCTTCTTCCTTTGCATGTAAATGAAAATAGTTACATACTAATTTAACTTCTTTTTCACTTGTTAATTTTATCTCAAAATTATTATAGTTGTTAAGTTGGTTACTACTTAACTTGATAGAACCCAACATCATTGTTGGGTCATGTTTTTCACAAATGTATAATTCTATGTCTTCATTTAATCTAAATGTGTTAATGTCTTGTATTGTACTTTGTAATTTTAACACATTACCCGTCTGTTTGTAAAGCAAATTTGGAAGATAATCTAAATTATTTTCTGCAACTAAGTTTTCGTTTGATTGGTGGTCATATGATATAATTTGGTTGTCGTTGTAATATAAAAATCCGATGTTTTTCAATCCCAACACGTCATCTGGCAACCATCTACACTTAAAACTAATATCATGTTTTTCAAATAATTCTCTAGTAGACACAGTGAATTTTCCAAACAGCTTGGATCTTTCATTTTTATCAATACAATATATTTCTATGTAATCGGGCAATTCTTCCAAGTGTTTTTCTGAGATTTTTTCCAATAACATATTCAATTTAAAAATATTATAGTCAAAAATTAGCTGTATTTTTTTAGTTACTACATCACAGTGTAAGTGTATAAAGGACCGTTCTGAATTTGTGGCGAAAATAAAGTCAAATTCCCCTTTTCTGCGTTGCTTGTTATGTATTAATTCAAATTCATTGGTTGTTTGATTTTTTTTAACTATGAGTTTAGACAGTGATAATTTGTTTTCGAATAATTTTTTTGTTAATGTAGAAGCAGTTATAACCGCTATAGAATTTCTTTTCTCTGATGGAACAATTTCCATGGGTGATGCAACAACAGGCAAACCTGTAAGTCTATTATATTCGACATACACCTTTTGTTCGTTATTTGTATTTCTACTTTTAAGAACTCTTTTTTGTATGTCAAATTCTTCAACTTGATCGTCATCACTTACAAAGTTGCTCATTTATTTTTAAAATTTTCTAATATTTCATCAGTGAGCCAGCCCTTGGATTCATATTTAACCAAACCATGTTGTACAAAATTTTCAATTTTAAGAGTACCTTCATCATTGACCCAGTAAGTTAAAAATTCACTCCAACGCTTGGTCCAATTGTTATTAATATAATTATTTTCTTGTTTTGACAGATCTACGCAATGCATAAAATCAAAGGTTGATATTTTCTTTTCAGTTATAGACTGTAATAAGGATAGCACCCAACTGGGCCATATGTATTTGGGAAACGGTGGCATTTCATGTTCTTTATCTGCAAAGAAATTTATATAATTGTCTTGATCATAACTGGAACATAACACACTGGCCAGTCCTAGAATGTAATCACAGCCCTTGTCTTTGTTAAAAAATATTGCATTTGGAATACTGCTGACTCCAAAATTTTTAAATTCAATGCTGGCAGTACTGTACATCACTGGATTTACAATTTCATTATTAAACAAATAGCGATGTTTTGGAAGAACAATGGGATCTAAACTTCGCAGATTTTCCCATATTCCTAGATCAAAATAAGTCAACAATTGATCGGGCAGTAAGCCGATAGTCTTGGTATACGGACTCATTAACATTGATTTGAAATAGCATAATGTTGGATTCGTTTCATCTAAAAAAATGACACTGTCCGCTTCTATAAATTTTGCATCTGTGCTATTAACAATGACACTGACCGGTCTATTAGAATCTATTTTTTTAATGCTTGTTATTAATAGATTTATTTCTATAGAGTTTTCAACAGTTCCATTAACTATTAAATAACCTTCACTCATAGATTAATTCCTTGAGTTTAGTGTAGTGTCTTAAAATTGCCATTTTATTCATCAAGTGTATGTTTTCATTTATTATTCTACTGCAAATATTTTTCCATAACTCTTTAGGATCTGGACATAATAACACGTAGTCATTGAGAGATTTAAATTCTACAATATCATCAATTTGCTCACTGAAACGCATTACTTTTCCTGGCAGCACTGCCACCGTATTTCCCGCTGTTTGGCCATTTAAAATATGTGCGGCAATGCTGGCAGCATAGTCGGTTCTAAATAACACTCCGGGAAACTTGTATAACCACTTGTAATAATGATAGTTCTCTTTAACATGTTCCCAAACACCAAAGAACAAGCGAGCGACTTCGCTGTCATTTCTCCAATACACAACGGTGCTCCACCACATGTCTATGCCATCTGGATGCAGTTTTTGTTCCCAGATTCTGGGCTTGTAATTTCTCACGCTGACAGCGTCTTTATACATTGCCAGTTCGTAGTCAGTGTCAAACACTGCATCTAAACTGTCATTGCCCACAATGTAGTCAACGTCTATCATCAATGTTTGTCGGTAAGGGCTTTTTTGAAAAATGCTGTGTTTATTTTTATTATTGAACTGTGTGCTAAATTCTGTCCAAGGACTATCCCTGTGCATCCTTGTATTACGTTCGTGCTGAATATCTTCTACAATGATATGATCAAATGTATAAGATAATTGCTCGGGAGTGAGTTCCGCAGTTAAAGCATTAAGAGTGTTTAAATCTGTGAGCAAAGTGACATGATTATTTTTCATGTGCAGTTTTACATTTGCTGCCGCTATTATTGCTAATTTTTCATAGGCTATTTTGCCGTTGTTATACGCAATCAGCAAAACACCTTTATCAAATTTAGACATCTAATCCTACCAATCCTTTAGTGTCTCTTTTCTTTTTTAGTTTTTCGTAGTCGTTGTAATATTCATTCAGTGCTTCTGTGTATGCACTGAACAACTTGACATGAAAGTCTTGTAAATTTTTTATTAGTACTGGGTTTTCATTGTCATCTATAAAAACAAATTGTTCAACTTTTTTGTCTAATAAGTGCTGAACAAAATTGATTAGTTCCAGTGTGGTTGTAAACATTGAATTTGAATAACCAATGGTTAACATGGTATTCATTCGCTGTTTAAGGTTTAGTTTTTGATTGTTTAAGGTTAAGCGATAGTTACTGAACTCTAACGCTTCTCTAAGTTTGTCATCCATTTTGACTCCATTATATACTAGTATAATGTATTTATAGTAGCAAAATGAAATATTTTAAGGAGATGTAGCTATTCCAGAAAAGGCAGGCTGGCCAATTGAAAATGTTGCACTACCGCTGGATTTTGTAGTGGCTTTGTTACTTTCCACATACAAGGTGTGAGTTCCATTTACTTCTGTTGAATCTGCACTATGTAACACAACTCGCAACACCAACTGAACTGGACCCGTTGTATAGCTTCCGTTGGTTGCTACAATTGAACCATACACTCGTATACTTCTTCTGCTGCCGCCATAGCCATATCCATAGCCATATCCGTAGCCATATCCGTAGCCATATCCGTAGCCATTGTCGCCGCCATTGCCGTAGCCGTAGCCGCCGCCATTGCCGTAGCCGTAGCCATATCCGTAGCCATATCCGTATCCGTAGCCATATCCGCCACCGCCGGCGCTGTTACAAGATAATAATAACTGTTCAGCAGAGTTCAAGTCCCTAAAGCCTTTATTTTCGCTGATAATATTTGCAGTAGTCGAAACCGTATTAGTTAATTTCAAACTTACAACTCCGAATCTAGCGTATACTGATTGCCATAACCCAGACGCTCCGGATCCAGTGCCTGTTAAATTTAAATTAATGCTACTATCGCTGTTGAAGAAATATCTAGCTTTGTCATAATTTTGAAAATTTAAAGTCACTGTGTATGTTAAGTTAGAATTCCATGGTGTGGTTCTCGGGATGTTTCCCAAAGTAGCCAATGCTCGTTGTCCTATGGCTGATAAATTATGTCTTGTGTCAACATCGGCTGACACTGTTTCTATATCATTCCAGATACTGGCAGTGACCTTTTGTCCAATTATAACACGATCTAGTTCGTAGACACTGCCCGTATGTTCAGCGCCTAAATTAATACGGTCGATCATTTCATTGACCAATGCTGCCGTAATTTTTGTTCCGGTGTTGGCTAAACCAGCGGATGTGTTTCCCCATCCATAGCCCTGTCTAATTTTATCAGCTAATACTGTTCTAGGGATACTACTGGGATAAATGTCGGCAAAAACTTTGTTGGTATTGTTGACCAACAAGTTATAGTCACTGGATGTGATTAATTGCCCTTTTGATGCCAATTTATCTCACTCCAACAGCTACTTCTACTGTGCTAATACCATTACTGATTTTATCGTTTAATGCTCTGCCAATAATGTTTATTGGATTATATTCATCAGTGGACATTCCCACACCCTGCACCTCACTTGAAACAATACGTTGTCCTTTACGAACTGGGCCTTTTACCAAACAAGGCACACGCCCTTTCAATGCTACAGGATAAGCATTTTCTTGCATTTTCATTTTGCTGTTTAACAAGAAGCCAGGAGCAGTTGATATAATGCCAAATACTTCTTCGTCGTAGGCTTTAATTGTTTTAGTAATTTCCATTTCGCCGCCCAGACGAACAATGTTACCAGGAACAAGTTCGACATCACTTCTGTATATCTCGGCCATGTCGGCAAATTCTGCTTCCATTGCACGACCACGGATTTTAAAGTTACCATATTCAGAACCAGCATCTTGGCCGTCATTCATATTGATGCCGCAGCCAATAGTCGGGAATCTATTTTGCAAACCAGTGTCTGCATGTGGAGTATATGTACCAGCATCACTGCTGATAATAGCAACGATTGTGCCGGTTGTTGCATTCACTGAAGCTCCAACTTGGATTTTAATAGCACGATGAAAAATTCCTGAAATATCTTTAATTAAAGCTGTGCTGAATCCGTCTACCGGACCGCCAATTAAATCAGTGCCGCCAATTGGATTCCATTTTACACCGTCATACACGCTGACAACTCGTGTATTACTGTTCCACCAAAATTGACCAGTAATTGGATTTGATGGAGCAACTGGGTTACTGAAGTGCTCTAGCATCTGAACTAGGTTTTCTGCCATTATTTCGCCGTAAGCGGAATAATTTTTACCCAGCAACTTAATAGGAGTAGTTGTATCTACTGTTCTATCTGCAACGATTGTTAGTCGTGTGCCGTCTGTTTTTGTAACATCATATGCCATTCTTCGAAATTCCTTTATTGTATTATTTATCTATTTTAGTTTAGTCTAATTCTTAAAGTATAAACAATCTGTATTACTCTGTTTGCAGACTTTTGCACTGGATCGAATACAATATGACTCAACAAATATCCTGTATTTTTGCCAGCGGCTCCGCGGCTTTTTAGGCCTAATTCGTTGAAAATATAATCGCCGAGTCCAGCCTCTGGTTCATTTTCTTCTATTGTGCAAGTAACCACCAAATCAGTGTAGTTTAAACCAGTGATATGATTTACAACTACATTATTATTAATATCATCTGAGTTATTTGCAGTGTCAGCTATGTCAACAACTTTGAAATACGTTGGATTATACAGTCCTGCTTGCAAACCTGTAGATAAATTATCAGTGACGTCGTTGTAAGTGATGTTTCCAGTTTCGTCTATGATCAAGCCGCCGTTGCCGAAATGCATTTCATATACGTAGGAATTATTGTTTCCTTGTAACATAGTGGCAATAATCAACGTCATTGTTTCAGGATTAATTGCGTTATGCTTACTGACAAAGACTTCTTGAGTCTTTGGATCCCAAATCTTTACGTGACCATCAATGTTAATATTTGTCGAATCTATCATTTTATTTCCTGTATACTGTATTTAACTGTTTCTTTAACTACTTAGTTAAAGATGGTGCCTTCTCCGGCAAGTTCGCCGCCATAACCAATGTTAATTTCAGTGTCTTCCACTGACAATGTTTCGTCCATGGACAAATTGGTATTTTCTATTAACTGTTTATTAACTGTGGAACTTCGAATTTTATCTCTGTAACTTTTTACACTGGTATAAAAGTTTGAAAATATGTCAATGTCATCACGACGAAGTGTATTCATTTTATCTAAATTTCTGTTTATTAAATTAATGGGTTCTATTGTACTGGACTTTTGCAGCCAATCTACATTAGTTTGTTCGCTTAACACATACCTAAACATGGCGCACATCATTTTAGAGTAGCTGACTTTGTATGTATCTACAAAAAGATTATTTCGCAGTGCTTCTGTTATTGCATAAAATATATTGCAGAAGTCAAAGTCCCAAGGAATGTTAATTGCATTCCATTTAGAGCCATCCCATGTGCCTTTAGGATCAAACAATTCATCGCTGAGTTTAATTGCGCCGCGTTGATTTGTTTTATCAGCAGTTCTATAAACTACTTTGAATCCTCCATCTACATCTTTTTCATATATAGATTTATCTTCCAATACTTTGATATATGAATTCACTGTTACATAAGATGTATAAATTTCAGCCAATTTAGATACAGTCAAAGTTATTTCTTTTGTGGAATCATAGCCCTCGCTTTGATAATCTACTAATGTCCAATATTTTGTCAAGTCAATCGTTTCATCAAACAATATGTATGCTGTTTGATTTAAAATGTCACCCCAATTCGGCAAGGAACTGATATCGACGTTTAATAATAACTGATTTGTTTTTTTAATAAATGTTCTTCTTGCTTCGTAGATATCTCTGAACCATCCCTGTGCATATGGTCTAATAGAATTTCCTAGTTGTGAATATCTATGTAATTTTATCACGTCAGGGATGTTTTTGGTAATATTAAACTCAAACGTATTGCTATCTATATACTCTGCACCGGTTATTAAATGCCACTTTGAGCTGTTAAATGTTCCCGTTGTTTGAGTATGACAAATATAAAAATTAGAATTATATTGCACAATGTCTCTGGGACGATGTGTAGTAGCTGTACTATAATCAACATAATTTGCTGTTGATTTATAGTGTATGCCGCTGGCAATACTGTCTCGGAAGCGTGTGTGTATCCATTGTGGAATAGTTTCTGTGTTATTTGCTTCTGATACAAACAACCATTGTTGATGTTTCTCTTCGCCTTTTAATTTTTTCTTAATTTGAACCACTGTGCTGGAATTATTTAAAAGATGTTCTATGCCCTTGAACATAATACTATTATTGCTAATAGGTGCATACCAGGCCAGGCCTGCGGCACTTGGATTTAATATTATTTTACTCAACTGTTTAGTAGAATAAATTCTCACAGCTTTACTTTCTGGGCTGATAGTATCTTTGTTCTTTACCCAGAAATAAAACACGTTATAAATATTACCGTTGACATAATCTTGTTCTTCAACCCAGTGATAATTATCTTTTCCGGAAGTAGAGTCAACATAAACTTCACCCGAAGCACGTTGGCCAAATGCGGAGCCGCTGGCTTTTACTAAATTATTCCATTGCGTGGGATGCACTGGACTTTTTGTCCATTCATAGATATCTGGAAGTTTACTATCAACAGTAGTTCCCCAATATCTTGCTCTTGTTAGTGTGTCACCACTTTCGTAGTCACTGAACTGAGTCGTACTAGTATCCCACCAGCGATGTCCCACATATTCTTCATACCATCCAAGACTTGCATATGCACTCTTATATTCGTCGGTGGTGCGAGTATATTTTGCAGGATCCACACGATTTATAACTTCTATGTCATCTTTAAATACCTTTGGTAGATACATTTTTCTAGGATCGAATAATTCTAACTTAGCCATGACTTTATTAGAATCATAGTCATAGATTATCAAATGTTCTATGTCACTGAGGTCTAAAGGCAGTGAATCAGTTTTAACCACAGTTTTTCTAATGACATCAGTTTGAATTATTTCGTAGACTTTATAGTTTCCAAAGTCAAAGCTGACATCTCCTTTGTTATTGGCCGCACCATCGTCGATAATTGCAATAGGAAAATCGGCATTATATTTGCTGGGAGTAATTGGTAATGTAAAATTAGTAGTGCCTATTGCGTTGCTGAAAGGATCATATTTTCTCTTCCATGCATACCCATATGTTTCTGCATTTGCGCCTGTGGCAGCATTTAATTCAGCAAGATTTTTAAATCTAATTGGCTTAAATGCAAATACTTTACCCGTAGTGATAGCTTCTGTGACTCTGGTATTAATATAAAATCCAAAATTATTCTCAATGGAATCCACACGCCATATACCATCGACTGTGGAATTTGCAGAGCTTGCGTTAATAATTAATACATAATCACCGGCTTCTACTCTATGAGCAAAATTACAAGTAACTCTAGCTTTACTTACGTCTGTAAGGCCAGCGCATATTTCTGTTACTGCAATATTTCTGTCTATCGTTTGTAACACTTGCCAAGTACCGGGTGTGAACATACTGTTGCCTGTACCCAATAAATTAGGATTGGGCCTATTATAATTTGCAACAAATATGTTGGGCAAAAATGGTTCGTTTATCCGAGTAAATTTATCGCTGTTATTAGTCCATGTATTTGGACTAACCGTAGTTATTGAATAGTACAAGAATCCGTTGTATCGAACCTGCGAATTTTTCTTATAAGATTTATTGGCTGAATATGATTCTATATCATGCAGGTCTGTGAAATTACTGTATAATGCAGGTAGGTCATCTAATATGGCAACACTAAAATTAGTATCTCCTTCGATGATAGGACCGCTGGTTTTTAAATCAGTGTATGTTCTACCTAATGGTTTAAATGTTAAATTTTTTCTATAAGGTCTGTGAACCCATTTCTGCGAGTTATCAGTGATATAGTGAATATAAGGACTTACTTTGTCATCATTATCGGACACAAAACTAATGACCTGTGGATTACGGGACAAATCATCAGATGCTAATTCAAATTCATAAAATTCAATATTTTTAGTATTTCCGAACTCACCTATGCGTACCATGTATTCTTCCAAGGGCAAGGTTGAACTTCCGTCACTGTGAGTCAGTGGCTCCAGGCCAGCGAATACCTGCTTGGTGCCTTTTGTATAAGTAATTGCATTTTTAAACAGCGTCTCTGTTTCTTCTTGTAAAAACAATTGACGTAATTCTGGATTTCTAGTTAAGCCAAATTGGGCTCTGCTAGCAGCCAGTATTGTTTTATCATCGACGACATTTTCTATATCTAATAGATTTCTTCCAACTTCAGAGAATGTGTCATAGTTAGGAATAATAGAATCATCGCTGACAACATATCCAGGAACAAAATATTTCCCATCCCATGCTTGACTCTTTTTGCCGCCTATTACAAAACTACGCTTGGTTGTACACTGATCCGGCAGGAAGTATATGTCATTAAACACGCTGGTGGAATCTAAGTGTACAACGGATTCATAGGTAGCAAATGTTAATTTAATGCCATAAACTGGATTACTAGTATCCTTGGTTTTGACTGTGATATCATCACTGCGATCAACTAATAAGTCTTTACTGAACAATGGTTTATTTTTGCGGTCTACACATTGTCCAACATTTTCGTTGGTGCCTTCTAAATTTTCTAATTGTCCTTGTGGCATTGTCAATACAATACCAGAAGCCGCGGGATTTAAATCAATGTAATTACCAGGAGCAATGACCTCATTACTCCAATATATAAACTGACTTGCACTCAACTGCCAGTTGCGTAGATCGTAGGATTCAACTTCTTCAAACTTAAATCCTTGACTTTCTAAATATTTTCCGTAGCCAATAATGATGTCATATATTTCTTGTCTGCTGACAAACTCTTGTCCGTAGGTCATCGATGCTAGTTCATTACTGTATACATTTTTTTCTTTAACTACAACATTACCTATAGTTTTAGCAGTAAGGGCGCTGTTTGTTGCTGGAGTAAGATAATTAAAATATCCTTGTTCGTTGGCAAATCCGTGAATAGAATATGATGTTCCGTTCCAAATTATTCGCATTGCAGAATAGAATATTTCTCTATCTGAATAATGTTTAATCAATCTAACTGCGTAATTTTCTTCGGGTACAAATAATGTCTTGCGTTGACTTGCAATACTTGTACTTTCAATTCTAATATTATTTTTATTACTGAATCCGCTTAATAAGAATTCTTTGTTAACTATTAAATTGTTAAATTTATCTATGACAGTTGATTTAAAATCACGGTTATTAAGCGCACAGAATTCTGCATACAAACTTTCTATACCAGCAGTATATGTTATGACTCCGTCGACAACTTTTCTATGATAGTTGTGTTCGATGTTACATGTTTGCCAAAAATTACTGGTAGAATCTAATTTAATTCCCCATTTGTTGGTTGTTACTTGTCCAGGTACCCAGTTTGTATTGACATATCTAGCGGGACTGGCTAAGAATTTTAATTTAACTTCTGCGGCCGAACCTCTTTGAGTATTAAGGAACACAGTTTCGAATGGGCCTTGCTGTCCTACTACCCAACCATTATCTATCAGTGACACTGCATCTAACCATGATAATTCTGACGGGGCAAGCAGTGAACCATCAAGAGCCACAGGAAAATCCTCCGGATCGTTGACATTGTTTACTCTAGCAAAGAACGGATTAGTCTTGGGCTGTGCTGGTGTTCCAGTGTTTCCTGTGCGTAAAGCCTTTTCCAATGCTGTTCTCTTAACTGTGTCAGTCCAAGAGTAATGAGTATCCCACCACGTTGGCTTTAAAGTATACCCCAGCATTTCCCAAGGATGTGTATGAGGACGATCAGTGTCGTACAAATATTTATAAACTGCTCTCCAGGAACCAGTCATTGTTGTAGCATCGTCTCCGCTGCCTAGTTGATAGATGTAGGTAAAAGGATCAGATTCTTCGTAGGCGTCATTGGACATTGTGAAAATATTATTTTCTGCCATCCACGATAAGACTTCGCTGTTAACTACAGTTCTTATTTCTGACCATGTGTATCTGCCTGATCTAAAATAACCTGGTTGATCTTCCAGCAAAGAAGCATTGCTGTTATTTTCTATGTCATATGCAATACTTGACCACACAGCTTTTTCATATTCAAATAATAACTTTTCAATGGTGTTGTTTGGATAATTGTTTTCGTCTACACCATCTTCTAAATATAAACGTGTGCCATCGTGTCTGCATAAGAAATATTTTGTATCGGCATAGCTTGTGTCTGCATAAACTTCAGGCTGATAAACTGAGCTCAAGCCGATTTTTGCCAAACTGGCAGGAATCTTAGAATTAAATTCATCAGTCCATTGTCTAATAGTTACTTCTGTATTGGCAAATTTATTATCCAATACAATACTAGTATAATAGTCTTCTGACGACAACAGTGTATAATCTACACCACGTGTCAATAGTTTATTATCAGCAATAATATGTAGTATAGTTTCTTTGCCAGCGGCATGATCGATTAAACTTAATCCATTGTTGAGTGGTATTGTAAAAACGTTAGTGATTGTTATTTTTTTCTCAACATAATTAATAGAATTACCCCAGCCCAGCATGTTACTATGGTACCAGAAATTTTCATTATTAGTTTGATTTAAAAAGATGTTACTGACCGCTAAATTTAGAATATTTAAACTAGACATAACAGATATGTCATTTTTGTTTATAACTTGTTGTAGTTCAAATGTTAACTTATTTAAAAATGAGTCGTAGTGCTTGCCTTGTTTAATAATGATTTCACTGAAGTCATAGGGCAAGTTGGTTGCAACAATTGCCGCTTTTGCCAACGGGCTATTATGTTTTAATAATGTGCCTCCGCCTATGCTAGAGACAATCAACGAAGGATCAGTTTGCAATGCTTCTTTTGCATTTGAAGCATTTGACTTTAAATTAATTGTATGTTGATACAGCGAATAATAATTAATAACATCGAGTTTAGCGTTCAACGGATTCGTAGTTAAACTTAGCGGAGCTGTTTTACTCACTGGATTGGATATCAAAGTATCCAAACAAATCTTATCTCCATATTTTGATTTTTGGTTTAATATAGGTGTAGAGATCAATTGCTGATAATAACTCAACGAACCGTCTTCTTGAGTTATATCGCTGATGGTATAATCATAGTTTTCGTAAATCGGATTAGTTTTGTCTCGCAGGTAAGCAAATTGTAAAAATCTCCATTTATTTACAGGACGAATAATTGCTGATTTAGTTATGCTGTTGGCTGTCCAGAATAATCTAGTATTGTCTATGTTTAATATATTATCGATATAATTAGAATCTTCTAAAATACTAGCGGACAGATCTAATTCAATGACGCCATTGCTGGTTCCGTTATTAAAGCAATATGGTTCTTCTAATAATACAGATCTAGAAATATTATCTATTATTTCTGTTCGATAAAAAGTTATTGAGTAAGGTAAATCATGACAAACTATTTTAAAATTGCTGCCAGATATTAAAGGTATAACTTGTTCAAGATTGTTGAATCCTCTTTTACTAGAAAATCTAATTAAACCGTGGCCTTGTACATTAAAATAGAATTTTAACTTTTCTGTTTCGTCATAAAATATATGAATGGAATCAAATCCGTCGGCAGTGGGAATTATCTCCTTGCTCCACTGAGTTTCTGTATTATCATCATAGAACAGATCTTGAGTTTGCCTTGTAATATCCAAACCTCGTCGAGGCTGATAAAATGATATCGCAGAAGCCGACAAAAATTTGTAACCATACGGCCCTTTAATTTGTATTTCTTCTCCTGTAGTTTCATCATTATAGGAAAACATTTTATCTATATCAGTTGTAAACTTTATTTGATTGGGACTAATGTTCAGTGAATTATTTTCATTAATTATATCAAAATCGATGCTACTAACTTGGATGCTTCTGGCCAATGTGTAATCATAGACCGGGCCCGAAGCAAAGTCGAGGATAACTCCTCCATGATAATCAATTTCATTAAATGTTTCTAAGTGAACGTCATCACTAGTATAAAATTCAAATCTAGGACATTGATTCTTTGTTGTTTTATTCTGTGCAAACTGCCATCTGTTATTTTTATAAATTAATCTATAGTAATTAATATTAGAATTGACTACAACTAACGCACCATCACCTGTTACGGTCGTGGTTGTTTGTACAAAACTTGCATTTGTGCTGGGATTAGAAACTGTATAAATTCCAGGACTGTTTTCAAACACTAGTCTATCGCTGTTGACCAATGTGTAACCATACAAATCTTTAATACCGGCTTTTCCTATATAATCTGAAACTTCACCAGTAAGAATTGTCGACACGGTTGTTCTTAAGTTATTGGGCCAATTATAAAGTTTTGTGTATCTATTAAAAGTAATAATTGGGCGTTTTGCTTTATTATCTTCAGTTACAATGTCACTAACAGAAACATCTAAAAAATCTGCTACAGTTTTAATTAAATTAATATGATACCAATGATCTATTACACCCCAGTGATTTTCATTGGCGATATATTTGTCCATGGTTATATATTCTGGTTCTGAGGTAACAATTTGACTTCCATCCCATAGCTCGCTGTCCCATTTAATAGCAGGCGCATCGACTAATGGGTCTGACTTGTCCCATGGACGTTTCTTAAGATAACTGTTGGGGATTCTTTTATCTATATTTGTTGTTCTTAATAAAGAAATACTTTCTCCAGCGCCCAGAACAAAATAAGTTTTTGGGTCGTCTATATCATTTGTTTTATAATCCGAATCAACAAAGCCAGTAAAGTAAACAACCATGCCGTTTTGTAATGCCAATGATTTACTCAGTATAACTTTTTCACCATCTAAATAACTATCAGAAATTATAGTAACAGTTGGTTTTCCTAGTATATCGTCTACTACAGAAAATTTGTTTCCACCACCGCCTGCTTGTACAAAATGCAGTCTCATCGCTGGTAAATCATTGGCAACCCAATAGTATAAGTGATAGTCAGATAGTCTTCTTGAAATGATTGGCAAGTCTACAATATTGATGTCCTTGTCTAATTGAATGCCGTCTTTTAATTCCAAGCCTTTTACTCGGAAATAATTTTCAATGTCCAAGTAACTTGCTTTACCTAAATAAGAATCTTCGTTGTCCTTCATAACAAGCATGTTATTAGCTTGACTTTCTCGGCGAACTTCATTGTTTTCTACGGTAAAGAATTCAGTGACACCGTTGGTAGCAGACCTCAACCCCAGTGTTTCTTTAAAGTTAGATAACTGACCTTTGCTGGTCATTAAATCTAAACTAGAGTCTAACATTTTCTTGTTAGGCTCAGTGACAAATATCTGCGGTAAAAGGTTTACATTTTTAACCTTTTTAGCGGCTATTTCTGCTGGCTTTTTTGTTTGCTTGCTCATCGACTGATCCTAATGTTGCTGTCTGTAATTTCACTAATAACAACAATGTCGCTGACTCCTGCGACACTTGTTACGACTTCATTGCTGTCTGGTTGTATTTGAAATAACGTACCAAATCTACTTTCTGCACTTATTGGAACTATGACAACACTGTTGAGTTCTGTTTTTAGTGCAGTATGTATGTATGCGGCTAATTCCGTGAAGTAAAAGATTTCTCCAAAGCCAAAGTTACCTGGAGTAAAGAAAGTATCGATTGCATCAATGACTTTACTTTTAATTTCACTGTCTGTTAGTTTTGTCTTAAGACTCTTGACCACTTTGAACTGCGCTTGGAATTCCGGGTCGGCAAGTGTTCCGAATAATGGTTTAAACTTAACTGGATGAAAAATTATTTCATCTGTGATCATTTTATATTCAACTAGATTTGCAAAGTTGTCTCGTAGTTCTTCAGTGGTAGGAGGCAACGGTGCAACAATATTTGAATCATTTTTCTTTTTCCATGATACATAATCATCATTATATGTTTTAGTTAAAACATACGCATCTATGATATTAGTTAAACTAGGATTCAACGTTTGATCAATATTGGTGTTGTGTTCCCATTTAAATGCCAAGTTCATTTTACCATTGACTGTATCTAAAATTTGTTCTGGGGTTGATAATTCTGCAGGAATCTCATACGAGAAGTCACCTTCTTCATAGTTAATTAACACAATTTCGCTGGCGCCTATGATAACATTAAAATGGTCTGGATCATCTGGCAAAAAGTCATTGTCTAAATCCAATGGAGTTACTTTGACTTTACTATTATCAGTATATCCGTCATCGTAGACATAATATCCGCTGATGCGATATTTCTTGAGTACTGATAATTTAGAACCAGAGTCCAATGTAACTAAACTGATGTAATCATTGCTAACTGATTTAAAGTTAGGATTAAACGTGGCTGCAAAATTGATGTTATAAAAACGAATCAATCCTTCACTGCCAAATACATAGTCTAACTGACGACTAGTAATAGTCCAGCCATTGCTTTCTCGCGTTACATTTAATATCCAGCCTGTGCTGTTGCTGTTTGAATTATAATTAGCAGTTGTATTCACTGGTGTAGTTATTATAGTCCACTTGGGAGTTAAGTTGTCAAATTTTAATGCAAACGAAACTTTTTCTTCTAATTTTTCAATAATCAATTCTCGTGTGACAGTATCAAATACTCTGGCAAATGGCGGTAATATTTCAACAAGCCGTTCAGTGTCTGTGACAGATGCGTTAATTTCCACTGGACCATGGCCATTAGATAATAAACCTGTATAAACATAGTCAATGTTTTCTATACCAAGTCCATCGCCTCGAATATCAGACACAGTGACCCAGCGAGTATCGCCTGTATCGTTCTTTAATTTAATTAATGATCCAGGACGCATTGTTCGTAACTCGCCGCCTGTAGTGAATCCCAGTTTCATAGGAACTTTGGACGCCAAAGATTCTGATATAAAGCCGTTACTCGAAGTTAAATCGTTGTATGAATATCTCCAACGATAGTCACTGACTTTAAATGCCTGCGATCCACTGGCATGTGACGCTTTGCTTGTTCCCTGCTGTGCTCGACGCACTCCTGTGAATGTATTATTAACAATGTTAGTATATGTAAACAATTCATTATCTATTTGTAACATGCCGCCGTTGATGTCAAAATTATCAAATGCGTTCAGTGTATTAATACTTTCTACTGGAATAGTTATAATAGTAGATGTTGCATCTATAGCATCGACTGTGGTTGCATAATATATTGTTTTTTCTAATCTTACACTGGGAAAATATTGTGTACTAGCAGTGCCAGTGACGTTTGATAGATTTAACTTGCCGTAATAAAAGTTTAGTAATCCAATGTCTGCCAACTGTTTTTCAATGTATTCGTCTAATAAATCAACTGAACGACGACTTGCATCATCGGCAATATATGTGTTCTTAGTCAGTTCGTCTTTGTACATGTAACCATCATCGCCGAATTCGATTAATGGACGGCTCTTGCCTGTGGGGTCGCTCAAATCCACATAACGACTGTGTCCACTGAACGTGCGATTTTCAGCTTTCATAATCAGCACATCGCTGTTTAATGTGGGTAAGAATCCATTGTAGTCATCGCCAGTGACCATTCTATTTTTACTGTAAAACGCTTCAGGTGCATTACGTTTGATTTCATCAACTGTTTCACTGGGTAGACCAGTGATCATGTTGTCTTGTAGTTCCAAGGTTATTGTCAACGTCTGCGCTTGATTATTGGCATTGGCATAACCAATGTTGAAAGTAATATTATTTACGTCGCCTGCTTTAACTCTTACGAAATCATTTTCAGCAATTCGATACCAAACTTTTATCTGTCCTGTTGGGACATTAGTAAATGAACCATCGCCAAATTTAATACTTGTTATGTCGGCATCGCTGTAAATTACTTCGTACAAATCTCGTTCGCTGCCGTTGTATTCATTGAGCACAATATTAGAGAAGTTTAAGTCGCCAACTTTTTTCCATGATTTTAATATTGTACCTGTGTCGTCTATCGATTGCACATAAAAATCTTCTTCACTGATATTTCCTGTGTTGGGAATGTCGATGACTAAATTAGCACTAGGACTATAAATTTGTTCTACAATACTAACCAATGTTCCCTGTTTGACCAAACAGAAAAAACCAGTTTTTGTACTGCCCACACCCTTGCCGTCATTTCTATACATGACACTGAATGCACTGTCTAAATTCGGTTCGGACTGAGTTAGTATACCGTCTGTGCTGATATCAATCGGTAATATATCGAAAGTTAAATTTAAACCATCTACGTTTCCACCAATAGAGTAGTTTGTTAATAACTCTGTACCTAAATTATTAAAATTATAAACTTCAAATAAATTCCCTGTGTCAGTATTAGTACTTCTTTTTGTGGGTGTACCAAACTGATTGTTGGAATTAAATGCCGCGTTCATTACTTTAATGAAACGCTCGTATTCTAATTCACTGGGATCTGCTCCCCACATAATTGTCTTATTAGATAAATTTACACCGCTACTGTCTAATATAGACTCTGACGTGTTAATTGCAACAACTTTCATAAAGCCCTGTGCTGGACGAACACGCTTGGGTTTATATGAAAGCATACGTGCAATACGCAGTACACTTTCACGTTTTTCTGCTGTGTCTAAAATATTTTCTCTTGCATTTAAATCCATGCGGAATGCTAGATTTTGACCTACATAAGCAACCAAGTCCACTAATGCAATAAATTCGCTGTTTTGTGTATAATCGTTGAACTCTTCAGGGTAGTTGAATTGCACATAATTAATCATCGACTGACGTAGTGTGTCAAAATCGTAGCTACGGAATTCTGCATTTTTAAAACTAGAATATACTACTGTCCAGTCTTCTGCTCCGTATAAGTTTTCTTGTCTAATTGCCTTTGGCATAGTTTATCCTTTTATCCGATTTCTCGTTCTGCGGTCAAGTTTCTGTTAAACACCGCTACTAATTCTGTTTCTGTTGCTGTGGGAACATATCTCAAAATAATAGTTACTATAATTGTATGTTCGTTGTCTACTATATCTATGTCCAATAAATCTAGTCTAGGATCTTTGGTTACAATACGCAGACAATCTGTTCTAATAGCATCTATAGTTTCGTCAGTTAATGGATCAAACAACAGATCCCAAACAATGCTTCCGAACTCAGGACTCATTACTCGTTCACCTTTGCGAGTATAGAACTCGTTAAGCAAGTCGCGTTTTGCAAGGTTAATATCGTAGAGTTTGAAATTTCCCCACGTTTTATCAACAGTACTGTAACCTTTGAATTTTCTCATACATGTATTTATTATAGAATAATGTATGTAGATAACGAGTCAACAAAAAAGGCACATAAAGTGCCTTTTATTATCCTGTTGCTATAAGTTTATCATCGTAGCCCAAGTATTCTGCCCAAGCAGGATCTCGCATCTGATAAGGGCTATGTTGTTTAACAACTTTGACCATTTGCCAGTAGCTCGGTTCTTTAGGTTTAGTCTTTGGTTCAATAGCTTTGGCACCTTTAAGCCAATTACAAGTACCACAGCAGGTAACTAAGTTACTCCATGAACTATCTCCGCCTTTACTTTTTGGCTTGACATGATCTAGGGTTAAATCTTTAGCTTGGAACTGATCGCCGCAGTATTGACAAGTATAGTTGTCACGCAAATAAACCATTTTACGGTTAAACAATACTTTATGTTTTGGTCTCACGTAACGTCTAGTCATAATGATACTTGGCACAGGAATTGCCAGTTTTTGACTGTGAACTACCCAATCGTCGTATTCTTTGACCACTGAAACTTTATTTAGAAAAACAAGTTTAATAGCCATAGTCCAATCGACAACGCTGGGTGGTAACATAGATAGCGGAGTGCCGTCGCTGTTTAGTAATAGTGTATCGCTCATAATTGTATTTAATGCTAAAAACTATTATACGTGATTAAATATATATTGTCAACTATGACAGTTTGTAAGGAGGTTAAAATGGACATCGACTCACTAGAACATCATATTAGAACTGTGGATAATCATCACACTCAAATAGCAAGACAAATTGAACAAATCATGACCCAAAAAAGTTGGGATGAATTTCAAGTGGAAATACTTAAAAAAGAAAAACTTAAACTCAAAGACGAATTGACAACGTTGTACCGAAGACGGCACGAATTAATGAATGAACATCACTACGAATAATTGACATAAATTCTTTTTTGTGTTATAATATACACTTGTTCAACAAAGGAGTCACTATGTCTACTTTAACTACTGCACAAAGCGCACAAATTAATAACACTGAAGTATACACTTTAGATTATGAGGCAGAAGCCATGCAAAGTTACGATGATACAGGCAATGACCTTATGGACGAGCTCGAGGTACGTGCAACTAATGTTATTTTGGAACAAACAAACTGGGATGCTCGCGAGGATTTGGGTGGTATTACAGTTTACTTCAAAGATAACACTTTAGTTGCATTCTACGATTACGAGCAGTTTCGTGGCACTGTTTTTAATTAATTGACAACCAATCTCTATGCTGTTATAATATAGCATAGAGATTTTTTTTGGAGGCTAAATGTCCGATCCTTGCTATTCCGTTATTCGCAGTTTAGAAGACCATAATCTTCGAACTAACAAAGAACAAATTATCCTTGCCCAAGCACAAGCAGGTAATAATGAATTTTTTCATGGCTGTCGTCTTGCACTAGACAGCACAATTACATTTGGCATTAAGCAGGTTCCTGAACGCAGTGGTCCTGATGGCGCAGGAGTCAATTGGGATTCATTTACCCTAGTACTCACTGGTTTTGTTACTCGTCAAATCACTGGCAACCTTGCTCGCGACACCATCGACCAATTAATGTCCAACTGTACCAATGCTCAATGGAACGATTGGTATCGTCGTATCCTTATCAAAGACCTGCGCTGTGGTCTCAGCGAAAAAACAATTAACAAGGTTGTGGAGAAGAAATATGCTGATTATGCTATTCCTGTTTTTGGTTGTCAGCTTGCTCA